GGCAATGCCGCAACTGCTAGTTCTGCAAATGCTTTAAATACTAGCAATTCTTATAGTGTTGCATCGTTAAATGTAAGTGGGGCAGCAAACGTAGCAATTAGTTCTGGTGATTTGCAAATTGGTAATTTAGCATCACAATGGGTAGCATTAAGATATAACGGCACAATGTCTATAAATAATGGTACTTACTATCAAATTGTTAGGTCTGATGGTGGTTCTTATAACATTAACATTGGCGGCAATGCAGGTTCAGCCACCTTTGCTGGTTATGCAAATGCTTTAAATACAAGTAATGCATATCAGTGTTCTGGTATGACAATTACTGGGCAATTAATACAACAAAGTGATGCGTTTTTAGGGTATTCGGCAGATGCTTATGTTCATATTTCTTCTTCAGGAAGTATAGGAAGAATTGATGCGGTAAATGGGGCAAACACTACATCTCGTTGGTTGGGTATCGGCAATATAAGTCCGCTATTAATTGGCGGAGTTGCTGGTCCTGCTTATGGGGCATCCGTTACTGTAGGAAATAGTAATGGTAATGGTGGTATTTGGTGTTTTGCTGGTGATAACTTGGGTCAACAAGGTTGGGCTATGGTTAATACCGATGGAAGACTTGGAGGCTGGACCGTTGGTAGTGGTTCTTATTTGGCAGTAATTATTGACGGCACTGCTTATGGTATTAATTTTGTCCCATCTGATGAATCATTAAAGAAAAACATTGAGCCATCTACATATAATGCTTTAGATACAATTGATAAAATTCAATTTAAATCTTTTGATTATGATCCAACAAAAACATTTTTATCTGAACATATTGATTGCGGTGTAACTTCTCAACAATTAGAAACAGTTGACCCTAATCTTGTTATGGAAGTTGGTGATTTAAAACAACCAAGTACAGATAAACTTTTATATGTTGCAATGAAAGCAATACAAGAACTTAAAGCAGAGGTAGATTCTTTAAAAACTGAACTTGCTGCGTTGAAAGGTTAAATACTAAGTGAATGCCAGAGATCAATCCGATTGCCGAAGGTGCAAAGTCGTTAAGCGAAGGTCTGAGTCAGGCTCGTGAAGCAGGTAAAAGCCTTACCAAAAGCATTGAAGATATACAGCATGACGGAGTAGAGGTAGCAAGGCAGGAATTAGAAACGCTGAAGCGTAAGCGGTTAGTAGAAGAAGCATCGGAAAACTCTATGATATATAGAGCCATCCAAGAATACGAAGCACAGAAAGCCGTCATCATTGCCGAGAATAAAGCTGAAGAAGAATTTAAACAGCGATACGGTGAGAAGGAATGGAACAAGGTTTTAGAGTTAAAAGAAGTTGTTGAGAAAGAACACAAAGATAACAAGAAGTATTACGGGCATAAGTTAGATGATGTAAAGAGGGTGCAGTTTTATTGTTGGGTAGTAGCGGCTTTCATCACCTATCTTTTGTGGAAGTTTGACCTTGTATGACATGGTTAACATTGTGTTTTATTCTTTATCTCATAGAATTGGTGATATGGGGATGCGTAGTTTATTTACATTTAGCAGAAAAGATAGATCAAACAAAAATGAAATTTCCTAAACAAACTAAAGTTGTAGTGCGAACCAAGAGGGATATAGTCCGTGGATGAGGATGTGTTTCGCTGGTGGACAATGTTTGCATTAATTTGTATGATGATTATGTTACTTTTAAAATGAGGTATCTATGTTTGGTATAGACGATATCGTTGGTGCAGGTCTTAAGATAATTGACAAGGTAATTCCTGACCCACAAGCCAAAGCACAGGCTCAATTAGAACTTCAAAAACTTGCTAATGATGGACAGTTGGCAGAATTACAAGCCGACATGAACGAGCAAAATAACGTCTCAGACCGTTGGAAAGCCGACTTGGCATCTGACTCTTGGCTAAGTAAAAATATACGACCTATGACGCTTATATTCATTTTAGGTGTTTACACTACCTTTGCTGGATTTTCTGCATTTGATGTAAATGTTAATCAAGCGTATGTAGAACTACTTGGACAGTGGGGGATGCTTATTATGTCAGCATATTTTGGTGGTAGAACACTTGAAAAGATTATGGCTAAGAAAGGTGATAAATGAATACAAAAGAACACGTTATGTTAATTGCCGCTTGGTCATTGGTGGCTGTTGTAATTAGTATGCTTCTTATGTTTGCGTATGCAGTCATTGACCCAAACTTTGATACAGATAAAGTATTTCAGATTATTGGACCAGCATTTCAAACGGTGATTGGTGGATTTATTGGATTAATTACAGGGATTAAGATAGGAAGCGATGATGAAAAATAATTTTGATACAGCTTTAGCACACGTATTAAAGTCAGAAGGATTATGGAGTGATAATCCAAAAGACCCAGGTGGAGCTACGATGAAAGGCATTACGTTTGCCGTATTTAAAGAATGGAAACGTAATCCACATTTAACTAAAGATGACTTAAAGAATATAAGCGACCAAGATGTACATGACCTTTATAAACAACTTTACTGGGACAAGATTCATGGCGATGATTTACCTGCCGGTATTGACTATGCTGTATTTGATAGTGCTGTTAACATGGGCGTAGGCAGAGCCGCAAAACTTATTCAAGAAGCTGCTGGAGTTACTGCGGACGGTGTTATAGGTTCAGGCACAATGCAAGCCATTGAAAAACAAAACCATAGAGATTTACTCCAAAAGTTTAGTCATTTAAAAGAAGTTTTTTATAGATCATTAGGTACTTTCCCTACATTTGGAGTAGGATGGTTAAGACGTGTTGCAGAAGTTAAAGTTACTGCCGATTCAATGTTAGGGTAAACCATGCCATTACAGAAGTTACAGTTTAGACCCGGAATTAACCGAGAGGGTACCGACTACTCTAACGAGGGTGGATACTATGACTGTGACAAAATACGATTTCGTTCAGGCTTTCCTGAAAAGATTGGTGGTTGGACTCAATATGCGTCTAATCAATTTTTAGGAACCGCCCGTGCACTTTGGACTTGGGTTGATTTAGCTGGGAATAACTATCTAGGTGTTGGAACAAGTTCCAAATATTATATTGAACAAGGTGGAATATATAACGACATAACTCCTGTATACCAAACAGATACATTAACCAACCCGTTTACTACTGCGTATAGCACTTTAAATGGTACGATTACTAGCACTGCAACTTCGCTTACTTTAACTTCAGCCGCATCATTTCCTGTGAATGGTGTCATTAAAATTGATTCAGAACAGATTGCATATACAACCATAGCGGGCAATGTCTTATCAGGGTTAACCCGTGGATACAATAGTACAACGGTAGCTAGTCATACGACAGGTGCGGCAGTAGGTAGTTCTTCTATGTTGGTTACGGACGCTACTTATCAACCTAGCGTTGGCGATTATATTTTATATTCAGGCGCTTCGGCAGTTAATGGAATTACAATTAGTGGACAATATATTGTAATTAATATACCCAACGGATCAAGTTCAACTTATTATATTTCAACCACAGATATTAATACAACAACTCCGGTTTTTTCAACTGCCTCCGCCAATGGTGGTAGTACTGTAACTGCTAAATATTTATATCCTACAGGAACAGATGTAAACGTTGTTGGTACAGGTTGGAGCACAGGGGCATGGAGTCGTGGTACGTGGAGTTCTGCTGGTCCCGGCATTGGGGTTACTACTACACTACGTCTTTGGTCTAATGACAACTATGGACAAGATTTATATATTGCACCTCGTGGCGGTGGTGTTTATGTGTGGCAAGATGCAAACGGTTTGGCTACAAGGGCAGTATTGTTATCTAGTTTAGCGGGTGCATCTTCTGTACCATTAAAAACGAATCAAGTATTAAGTGCCCCTATTCAACAGTTTATTATTTGTATGGGCGCTGATTCGTATACTGACGCTACACATACATTTAACCCTATGCTTGTTAGATGGTCAGACCAAGCTAACCCTGTAAATTGGACACCCGCAGTAACTAATCAATCTGGTGAATTTGCATTAACAAACGGTTCTTATATTATGGGCGCTCGTGCAACCCGCCAAGAAATTCTAGTTTGGACTGATTCTGCCATATATTCCATGCAGTATTTAGGTGCGCCTTATGTTTGGGGTTTTCAGATTTTGATGGACAATATTACCATCATGTCACCTAACGCTATGATTACAGTAAATAACGTGACTTATTGGATGGGGCGTGATAAGTTCTATGTCTATTCAGGTACAGTACAAACCCTACCTTGTTCAGTCCGTCAATACGTATTTGATGGTTTAAACATCAACCAAAACTTCCAAGTATTCTGCGGATCTAACGAAGGATATAACGAGGTTTGGTGGTTCTACTGTTCGGCTAATTCAAATACAATTGATAGTTATGTCATCTATAACTACCTAGATCAAGTGTGGTATTACGGTTCTATGGCACGTACAGCGTGGTTATCTTCTACAATTAAGACATATCCTATTGCGGCAGATTATAATAGTAGGCTCCTTAATCACGAAAATGGAGTAGATGATGTCGCTACAGGATCTGCGTTGCCTATTGATGCTTATGTTCAGTCTTCCGACTTTGATATTGGTGATGGACACAATTTTGGATTTGTATGGAGAATTCTGCCAGACGTAAACTTTAACGGTTCTTACGTTAATCAACCGTATTGCACAATGACCGTAAAACCTAGAGTTAACTCAGGAACTGCATATGGTCAAGCCGATAGTCCAACTGTACAAAGTGCCGACAATTACGGTGCATCAAGACTTTATAACATTCAACAGTTTACAGGTCAGGTATACACACGGCTAAGAGGTCGTCAATTAGCATTTAGGATTGAGTCCAATAGTGTTGGGGTAGCTTGGCAGTTGGGTAGTCCTCGTATAGATATCAGACCTGACGGAAGAAGATAATGGTCACATCTGTCACCCCACAAAAAACAATACCGCTACGCCCGCCCAAGGCTCCCAACTTACCTGTTGCGCCTACGGAAATTACTCAGTTATACGTAGAGAACCTAACTAACGTACTACGTCTTTACTTTAACCAGATTGATAACTTTGCTGCCCCGTTAAGTACAGGTGCTGGCGGTACGTATATTAACTTTCCTTATGCGGCTATATCTTCAAGCGTAACTCAAACAGCAACAACTAACACGGCTACATTATTAACATTTAATACAATAGACTTTGCAAACGGCTTTACTGTGGCTAGTAATACAAACATTACACCTACTTACGCAGGGCTATATAACTTACAATTTAGTGTTCAGTTACAAAACCTTGCCAATTCTACAGAAGATGTATTTATTTGGTTAAGACAATATACGGCAAAAACTGCTACTTTAGCGGATATTTCAGGTTCTACAGGGTTGGTCGGTATGTTACCTAGAAAGTCGGCAGGTAATCCATCACATGATATTAAAGGCTGGAATTACTTTGTTTCTTTGGCGGCAGGAGATTATTTGCAGATTGTGTGGTCAACGACAGACGGCACCAACGTAACCATACCTTTTTATGCGGCAAGCGGTACACCAACTAAACCTTCTACACAGTCGGTTGTTGCAACAATCCAGTTTGTATCTGCGTTATATTAATGTTAATATATGATAAATTAAGAGAGGTGTAAAATGAGTCTGGCACATACTGCGGAATACCTAAAAAAACATGGGCGTGGTCCAGATGATCAGCTCGTGCATATGTCGTCTAATGAACTGCGTGGACTTCAAAATTTAGCGATGGCTCATGGTGGTTCTTTAACAATTAACCCACATACGGGTTTACCCGAAGCTGGCTTTTTAGATTCTGTTTTACCTATGGTGCTTGGCGCTGGTTTAATGATGACTGGTATAGGCGCACCCGCTGCGGCTTTAATGGTTGGTGCTGGTTACGGTATAGCTAAACACGATTTAAATGCTGGCTTAATGGCAGGTCTTGGTGCTTATGGTGGTGCGGGGCTTGCTGGTGGGCTTGCTGGTGCGGGGGCAGCGGCGGCTGATGCGGCTACAAATACAGCGGCAAACACAGCAGCCCAATTAGGTGTAGAAGGTGCGTCAACAGGAGCTGGCTCTCAAGCAGCTATGTTAGCAGAGCAAAATGCAGGTATGGGCACTCAAGGATTACAAAGTGTTGGTAATGCTGCATCAACAGCTACAGGGGCGGGTGCACAAGCTGCAATACCTGCTTCGCCTAGTTATTTAGAGAATGTTGGTAGAGGGGTAACTTCGCTTGGTAAGGAAGCAGGACGCAGTGCATTTATGGCGGCGGCACCAACAGGAACAATACCAGCTGCTGGATATACTGTTGCTAACGCTTTATCACCACAACAAGGTGTACCAAACCAACTTGCATCTCCCGATAGTAATCCAATGGGGTTTGCTAGATTATCAAAAGATTTTAAAGGTTATCAACCAGACCAGCCAAACCCATACTATAGCGCACAGTACGCAAACTATGCGCAAAACCCATATGCTCCTAGACAAATGGCTGAAGGCGGTATGGCAATGGGTGGGCAGCCTAATCAGATGTACCCAATGAGTCAGCAAGAACATACCAACTTTATGGATCCGACTCAATTGCCAGCAAGTGCTATGGAAGTAAGAAACTATGAACCTGCTACTAACCCAATGACAGGCGGTATGACTAAGCCTATGCGTGAAGGCGGTATTGCTGGTTATGTTTCTGGTGGGCATTTACCATCTTCTGCGGGTATTCCCGATGTTGGTATTTTCTACGATACCAGCTTAACAACTAAAAATTTACCTGCATGGAACGCAGCTCAAGCTGGGTACAAACAAATTGCATCTAGATCAAAAGTTAAAAATACGGATTTACCTAAAACGGCTATAGAAAAACTAGGCGGTGACTATTCAGATACAGGTGCATCTGGTGGTATTGCAACACTAGGTTCTTATTCCGACGGTGGACGTTTGCTTAAGGGTCCGGGTGACGGCATGAGCGATAATATACCTGCACAGATTGGAAAACGCCAACCAGCACGTTTAGCTGACGGTGAATTTGTTGTGCCTGCTGATGTTGTGTCGCATTTAGGTAATGGCTCGACTGAAGCCGGTGCTAAAAAATTATATTCTATGATGGATAAAGTAAGACAAGCAAGAACTGGTAAAAAAGCTCAAGGCAAACAAATTAACGCAAATAAGTTTTTGCCTGCGTAAATGCTGCAAAGCGCTCAATCATTAGAAGCTAAGCAAATAGCGGCTAATATATTACTCAATAATATTGGGGTTGAGCCTTGCAATGATTTGCAAGCGTTGTTTTGGGTTGACCAAGATAACAATATTGAATGGGTTATTGGGTACACGGCTTTTATAGGTAAGACCTGTCAGATGCACATGGTCAACTTAAAGGGCGGGTATACCCCTAAAGGATTATTGTTTGGTGCTTTTGATTTTCCGTTTAATCATTGCGGATTAGAAAAGGTATTTGGTATAGTTAATAGTAAGAATACAAAAGCTATGGAGTATGACCGAAAGCTTGGGTTTAAAGAAGCTTTAAGGTTTGAAGGTATGCATGATAATGGTGGTGACCTAGTGGTATTACATATGGATAAAGCCGACTGTAAATGGATTGTGGAGCGTAGAAAATGAGATATGATTTAGAATCAACACTGCCTGAACGGGCTTTTAAAAAAAGTTTATTTAAAAATGCTCCCGCAACTTTAGAAGGTGGCGGTAAGGGCGGCGGAACTCCAGCCCCAACACAAGCAACTTCATATCAAACTAATGTGCCTGAGTATGCTAAGCCGTATGTTCAAAACATGCTTAATGCAACACAGAATCAACTATTTAACACACAAAAAACAACTAATCCCGATACTGGAGAAACAAGTACAGAAATAACTGGGTTTAAGCCTTTCAAACCATATAGTTCTAGTCCATCTGATTACTACGCTGGATTTAGCCCGTTGCAACAACAAGCACAATCTGGTGCAGCAAACATGCAAATGCCCGGACAAATTGCAGATGCCTCTAATATGGCACAACAGGCTGGATTAGAAGCATTAAATTCAAGTTATAATCCAATGTCTGCGGGATATAATCAAGTGCGGGGCGCTCAAGCACAAGCTGCTCAGTTGGGTAATTCTCCACAAGCACAAGCGGCTGCTATGCAAGCTGCACAGTTAGGAGGCGCACCTTTAGCACAGGCATCACAATTTGGTGGCCCACAAAACGTAAATGCGCAAAATGTAGGTACACAAGACTTTACTGGTCAAAATGTACAAAACTACATGTCACCTTATTTACAGGGCGCATTAGACCCACAGATTGCTGAAATGCGTAGACAGTATGGTATTACTGGCGCACAACAACAAAGTCAAGCGGCTAAACAAGGTGCATTTGGTGGTAGCCGTGAAGCATTGATGGCGGCTGAAAATCAACGTAATTTAAATACTGCCATAGGTTCTACACTTGGACAGGGTTATCAAAACGCATTTCAAAATGCACAGCAACAGTTTAATGCGCAACAACAAGCTAACTTACAGGCTCAACAAGCTAATCAAGGTGCTAACTTACAGGCTGGTCTTGCTAATCAACAGATGGGCTATAACACGGGCTTACAGAATGCACAACTTCAGCAACAAACTAATCTTGCAAATCAAGGTTTGTTGGGGCAATATGGATTACAACAAGGTCAGTTTGGGCAAGCTGCAAATCAATTTAATGCGGCTAATCAACAACAAGCTAACCTTGCCAATCAACAATTAGCAGGGCAGTACGGTCTTCAACAGGGACAGTTTGGTCAAGCAGCTAATCTTGCTAATCAACAATCACGTAATCAAGCGGCTTTGGCTAATCAACAGGCGGCATTACAAGCGCAACAAGCTAACATTGGACAGCAACAGTTTGGTGCTAACTATAGAATGCAGGGTTTACAACAAGCTAACCAAGCAGCACAAAACTTAGGTCAATTAGGCGGACAACAACTTTCTGGTCAGCAAAGTATTTACAATATGCAAAACCAGCTTGGCGGTCAACAACAAGCGTTGGAACAAAGCAAGATTAATCAAGCTGTTCAAGATTACGGTACGGCTCAGCAATATCCGATGATGCAATTAGGCTTAATGTCTAACATGTTGCGTGGTCTGCCAATGCAATCGACTGCGGTTCAATCTTATCAAGCTCAAGCTCCTGTTGCGCAACAAGCTGCCGGATTATTGGGTGCATATAACGCTTATGCTGGTAAGAAAAAAGGCGGTGAAATTAAAGCAATGGCTAAAGGCGGTATTGCAGATATACCAAGATATAAGTCTGGTGTTTTAGTTGGCTTAGAAAATAAGATTGATGATATTGCACAGTCTGATGCTTATGCTCAACAAGGACAAAAGCAATTACCTAAGTTAATGCAACAAACAACTAGCCCCGGCATTAAACAACTTATTGCTACTAAACAAGCAGAAGACCAACTTGGTCAAAATATGTCTGGCGTAGCTGCGGGCAATACTGGTGACTTAGGCATGAACATGGCTGAGGGAGGAATTATACCTAGATTTGCTACAGGAACTGAAGTTAAAGACCCGTATGGGTTAAATGCCGCCGCTGCTGAAGCAACAAAAGGATTTGCAACTCCTCAAGAAGCTCTTGCAACGCAACAAGCGTTAATGTCATCGGGGCTGCAGAATGTACAAGCTAATCTTTCTCCTGAAGAATTAGAACAACAAAAATATGTTCAAGAACGTAGGGCAGGTTTATCTGACAAACAACGCCGAGCAGAGCGAATGAATGAGGCTTTAGCATTTTTAAAATTTGGTAGTACTGTTGGTGGTTTAGGTACTGCGGCAACTGAAGGCGCTAAATCTTATATGTTGGGTCAAGGCGAAATCCAAAACAAGTACGATGATCTTAATGATAGTTTAATTAAACAAGCTGCTGAGATTAAAAAAGCACAACGTGCTGAAGCTAAAGGTGATATTGATAAAGCTCAAACACATTATGAAAAAGCTGAAAGCTATAAATTGGCAGCGGTTAAAGATAATGCTACTTTGTTAAACACACTTGAAACACATAGAATGGATAATGCAAGTCGTGAAAGATCTGCGGCTACTACCGCAGCTGCCCATAATGCTGCTCGTAAATTTGAAGAAGACGCTGTTAGGGATTATGCTGAAACTCATAAAGTATCTATTGGCGATGCGCTTGCTGTGTTTAAAGGCGTTGGTAATAAAGATGCTACACTTAAACTTAATGCGGCTCACTTTGCAGACCAGACTTTAGGTACTGGAGGTATGGCTACACAATATATGGCGCTTTTAAATAGTAAAAAACCTGAAGATAGAGAAAAAGCTAAAACTATGCGTCAAGATTTAATTAATGAATATTTAGCTTATGCAAATTCAGGTAGTTCATTAATAACGCCACCACCGCCAGCATCAACAAAAGATAAGGGAACAGTAGATACTAAAAATCCATTACTTGGTGGAAAATAATGCCTAGCTTACTAGAAGTTTTACAAGACCCAAACTATACGGGTGCTAACCAAGCAACTAAAGAAGCCATATTTAATAAGTATGCGCCTCAAGATCCGCTATATGCCGATGCTAACCCAGCTACACAAGAAGCTATACGGGCTAAGTATGGATTTGGTGGAGTTAAAAAAGAAGAAGAGAAACCAATAGTACAACAGAAAAAACCTGAAGATGTTGGTTACCTTGAAGGCTCTTTAGAATCATTAAAACGTGGTCTTGGTGGATACGAAGAATCCGGTGCAGGTATAAGCCTAGCCGCATCATCTGTGTTAGGCAATGAAGAAGCTGCCCGCAAAAAAATGGAAGCAATCAAAGCCGAGAATAAAAAAGTTGAAGAAAAACCCGGATTAAGTGTTGCTGATTTAGAACGCATATACGAAGAGAAAGGTTTAGCATCAGCAGCTGGACAAGTACCAAAATATATATCACAACAGCTTTTACAATCCGCTCCTGAAATGGCTGGACCTTTAGCCGCTGGTGCCGTTGCAACTCCATTTTTATCTCCAGTTGGAGGGGCATTAGTTGGTATTGGTACTTATGGTATTCAACAGTTTGGACATTTTTTAGCCCGACAAGCTGAAGAAAAACAAGACCCCAAAGAATTAGAAGTAACTAAAGCCGCTTTAGTTGCTGCAGGAACTGCACCACTTGGATATTTTGCTGATAGGTTTACTGCTGGGCTTGGTGGTATGGCAGAGAAAAAAGCTGGACAAGAAATACTAAAAGAATTAAGTGCAAGACAGATAGCGGCACAGGTAGGTAAACGTGCCGCTGTAGGAGCAGGTGTTGGTATTATTGCTGAAGCCCCACTAGAAGTTTTAGAGCAGGCAGCTGAACGATATCAAGCGGGATTATCTCTTACTGGCGAAGATGCTTATAAAGAATACAAAGAAGCATTTTTTGGAGCTGCCGCTGCTGGAGGTAGTATAGGTGCTGCATCTAGAAGTATAAAAGGATACGCACAAGCTAAGGTAGAAAATATTCAAGCTAGGGAAGAAGCGCAATCAACAGGTAAAAATACTTTTGATGAAGGAGCCGAATATGAGAGTACTGGAGCTGACACCGGAGTTAGTAAGCAGGGCGTTCTTGCATTTAACGAGCAAGAAGTCGGAACAGACCAAACTGCCGGAGGAACTGGAGAACTTAACGCATCAGGACTGGATACAACTAATACATCTACTGAAGGAACTGCAGGTGGAGAAAGCGTACAGCAGCGTGCATTAATTGAAAAAGAACAATTTAATAATTGGTTAAAAGAGCACGACATAATCCCTACCTCGGAAAAAGAAATTAATATGTACGAGGATATGTGGAGACGTGAGCAAAACCTTACGGGTGCCACTACAGTAGATAAAGGTCAAGCTGCAAAACGAGAAGTTACAGAAGAAGAACAAAATCTTATTAAAGTCATTAGAAGTGGTGAAAATTGGCTGCGAGAAAACCCAGATGATGCACACTATCAAGAAGCTGTTAACGTAGTAAATCGTAATAGGGCGGCGTTAAAAGCTTTACAAGAAACACAACAAACAACACCAGAACCTAAAGTTTTAGCTTCTAAAGGTGTTTCAAAACAAGGTGGATTTGATTTTAATGCGCCTGACCAAACTACACCTGACCAAACTACACCTGACCAAACTACGCCGACACCGCCTAAAGTTTCTTTTAAACAAGAAGGATTTGATTTTGGCACAGCGGATACTAATACACAAAGAGAAATAATTGACGAAACGCCGTCTAAAGGGTTTGAATTATCCGCACCATCAGGACAAGTGCTTAAAGGTAATGGCATAGAAATCATTGATGGACCACCTATCGCTAAACTTGATTTAGCCACAGAAAATATTGATTCAGTAGAAGCGTTTATAAATTCAATTAAACCTGATACACAAACTGAACAACAGTTACAAAATATTGATGTAGATAAAAAATCTATATTAAAAACAATTAAAGAGTTTCTTGGTTTACCCATTACTTATAAGCCACAACTTACTGAAGAAGAAAAAGCACAGGGTATTACAGAGAAACCTTTAGCTATTGAAAGAGGTGCCGAACTTGATGAAGATACATTTAACCGTCGTCTAGGTGTTATTAATACTTTTTTTAATACATTAAGTTTAGCTCCGCAAGAACGCCAACAAAGATTACAGGATTTGCGTAAAGCTTTACCGGGACTAAATGTTCAGCAACAAAAACAAGCCTTTGCCGAATTCTTTAATATTAAAAACTTAAACAGTGCCCGTGGTATTAAAGAGTTACGTTCTAGCTTAGAAGAATGGCTAGACAAATATGAAGGCGCTTTATTAGGCGAAGGAAAAGGTAATGCTGTTTTAGGTGAAGGCAGATATGGTATTGGCTGGAGAAAAGGGCAGTATGTAGTTAGGACTGGAGATAAAATTAATTTTGGTCCAGTAATGAAAGCTGCGCTAGATAGACTAAAAAGCAAGCACCCAGACCAACGCACGCCTGAAGAAAAAGCTGCGTATATATTCTTTAGCCGTAAATCACCATACGAGCAGCCATTTGTTTTTGCGTTAAGAAACGCAGCGTATTTGTTAAATAAAAGTAAGATAAATAAAAAAGGCGAGTTAATTAAGCAAGGACCTGTATACAAAGGTGAGACAAAAGAAAATGCAGTTCTATTTAGAAAATGGCTAAAAGAAAATGCGCCGGATAAAATCCTAGATTATTTTGATGCAACTGCTCAAGACTTTAGAACTCAATTTGAAAAAGCCGAAAAAATCTCAGAACAAATGAGAAAGAATAAAGCCGCAACAAAAGAAGGTGTTTCTGGTAGATATATGCCGTGGTTGTATAGAGAACCAACAGGCAAAACGCAAGGTCTACAGCCTGGAGCTGGTCTTACAAAATATATGAAAGAAAGTAAGGGTACAGTAATAAACCCAGAAGATTTTGTTGAGCTTGGTGTAAATATAGATTTAATTGGAAAACGTGGGCAAGTATTAAGACCAGATCTATTAAACCCAGATGCATTTGCTCCATTACATCCTGCGGTAGAATCTTGTATTGCCAATAACGATTTAAACGGCGCTTTAAAAATAATAGCTACAAGTGCAGATGCGTACACTAGAGGTGTTGCAGAGAAATTTTTATCTTTAGGCTTAAAAACAGCTACTGTTTTTGATAAACAAGATACGATAAGTATAGATTATATAAACTGGGCTTATAGCTCCGAGAACTCTTCACGTGCAAAAGTATTTAATTTTTTAAAAGATACGGTGCCTAATTTAGAAACTAACGTTATTAAGATTCCAACTACTATTGCGGAAATGCAAGAACAACTTAGTATGTTAGAAAATCTTCAAAATTATGATTTAATTACTCCAATAAAACTAGACTTAGAAGCGGTAATTAAGTCTTATTCAAATGTGTTAGATGTTTATTTCACTGCTAAAGGTGCGTACTACTCCGGAATAGACACAATCAATCTAAATAGAAATCTTGTAATATCAAACAATGATTTTATACACGAAGTAGCTCATGCTGCTAGTGTCTATGCTTTAGCCCCAAGTAATTTTGAAAAGCTAACACCTAAACAACAAAAAGCAGTTTCAGAGCTAAAAAAATTATTTGAAATAGCTAAGAATAGTATTGAAGGTCAAAACATATTAGATACTTACGGGTTAACTGATATAGACGAATTTGTAGCAGAAGCTTTTTCTAATGTTGAATTTCAACGTTTATTAAAACGTATTCCATACAAACGGTATTTTGACCCAACTAAAATGAACGCAAAAAATGCTCCTTTGTTTAAAGGTGCGGAAAATAGGGATGCTGTTCTTAGCCCTAAAGCTCAAAAGCAAACTACTTTAGAAACAATAAAAACTTTAGCAGAAAAGCTATATAAAGATAACTATTTTAAACAAGATAATAACCTATTATGGGATGCGTCTTTAAAATTAAAAACAAAAATAATACCGTCGATTGATTTTAAAGAGATGCAAATTGCTGAGTTAAAAAATGATTTAATACCTAATAGTATATCGCTGGAACAAAAAGCTAAAAGAGAAAGAGTTTTAGCTGCATTTGAAAAAGAACTAGCTGATTTGTACGCTCAAGCAACTAATGTTTTAGAACCTATTGGGTTTAGCCCTAAAGCTCAAAAGCAAACACAGAAAGATTTATTTGGTGAAGAATTTGACATTACTAAAGAACAAGAAGTTAGAACCTTACAAGAAGATAATGAACTTGCTATAGCTCGTGCAGAAAGAAGAGCTGCACAGCAACGTAAAAAAGCTGGTATTAAAGAATACGAAGTAGATACAAGTGCGTTTAGCGAGTTTGTATATGTTGACAATAAGTTTAACGTAGATAATTATTTAGACCTTTTCTATAACGACGATATACCTCGTGAAGGTGCGCCTGGGTATTATGACAAAATTAGATTTCCAGAAAATAAAAAAGAAGACTTTGAGTACGCATATAATCAAGCAAAAGATAGGGGGCAATCTTCGTTTAAATTTCCCGTAAATAAAAAAGAGTTTGTTACATTCCCCATATTAGACAAACCTGTAAGTCCGCCGGCAGAAAATTTATGGGATAAATTTACTAATTTAATTTCACGTCTTATTGGTTTAGATAATGTACTTGGGCATACTTTAGCTAATGCAAATATTATTCTGCAAGCAACGCCTGCGGTTGACTATGCTTCTGATGTGCAAAATGCTTTGGTGTATGCAAGTAAAGGTAAGCCTAATACTATGGCGTTAAATGGTACTAGACAAACAGCGCCACCAAGACAAGGTTTTGTAGATCGTATATTTAGTGGTAGACCTACATGGGAAGCAATGAAAACTTCTATGCCTTTTTGGTTAGAAAGTTTAGACGACTCTTTACGCAAACATTACTTGGGTGCATTTACATTACGTCAGTTAGACGATATGGTCGGCAGAAGATTACCGCCATTTACCGAATTTATTCAAAACGTAGAAAACATGCTTGATGCAAGAAATTCTGTATTAACTGAAACTAAAAAAGTTATTAAACCGTGGCAAAAATTTCAAGAAAAACATCCGGAATTAGCTAAAACACTTAATCTTTTAATGATTGATGCTACTGTAGAAACTATAGACCCTAGTAAATTTACTGCAACTAACTATTATGGTATGGGCAGCTTAGATGCTTTTAATGCATTAAGTGATAACGATAAAAATAAACGTAGAGCTTTAGATAAATCGTATAAAGATATTGGTGTAGATGGGCAAAACATATACAACAAAGTTAAAGATTTTTATGCTGATAGACTTGCCGCATATAAAGAATCGCTTTTAGCTAGGGTTAGTGAAGTTATTAAAGCTGAACTTATTACACCCGAAAAACAAAATATTACCGAAGAAGAAATTAAAGCGCATCCTAGTTATAAAAAAATAGACGAGTACTTCAAACGCCATACTTTAGAACCATACTTTCCATTAAAACGTTTTGGTGATTATTGGTTAGTGGTAAACAAAAGTAAAGGACAAGCTAAAGAATTTTATCAGTTTGAATCTGCGTTAGAGCGTAATGCGTTCGCTAAGAAACGTAAAGAAGAAATCGGTAAAGATGTAGAAATAGATATGGGTAATAGTTTGCGTGATGCTAAATGGAAAAGCAGTATAAAAGATTTAGAATTTTTAAAGGAATTAAAAGACCTTGTTCGAACAGGTAAAGGCGATGACGTTAAAACATTAAAAGGCAATTTAGAAGAAGCCTTAGAAAATTTATATTTATTGCAGTTGCCTGATCAAAACGTACGCAAAATGTTTTTACCACGTAAAAATACAGCAGGTATGGATCAAGATATGCTTCGTGCGTTTAGTTCATCCGCATTTCATATGGCGTATCAACATTCACGTTTTACATTTGGACCTAAGTTATTTACTTCAGTTAAACAATCTGAAGATTATTTAACTGGCATGGGCAACCCAGCTGAAGAAAAGAAATTGCGGGATTATATTAATGAATTATCTAAACGGGTAGACTTTATTATGAACCCGCCCGATACCGGAAAGTTGCCTTCGTTCCTTTCTAACGTATCCTTTATTTGGTATATGACTGCACCAGCTTCTGCGCTTGTTAATATGTTAGGGGTAGTTGCAGTCGGTCAGCCTGTTTTAGCAACTAGGTTTGGTCAAGCGCAAACCGCAAAGACTATGATAGGTTACGCTAAACGAGTTGGTAAGAGTGGTTTTAAAGCTAAAGACGAAAACGGCAATGAAACTTGGGCGTTTCCTTCTATAGCTAGAGACCCCAATTTAACTGATGTGCAGAAAAAAGCAATTGAACGATTTACTGCTGATGGATTATTTGACATTACACTTAGCCATGACATTGTCGGCTTAGCTGAATCTTCTTCTAACCTATACACAGGCAGAAGTCAAAAAGTTATGGGCGTATTAAGCGGCCTTTTTCACGGCGCAGAAAAGTTTAACCGTGAAGTAGTTGCCATGTCTGCGTTTGATATGGCTATGGAGAAATATGCTAAGCCGGAAAATGGTGGGTATAAAGGTGATAAGCTGTTTAAAAAAGCGGTTGAAGTTACCAAAGATCTAACTTACAAGTCTATGTTCGACTACTCTACGCTTAACAAGCCTAGATTCTTTCAAGGTAAATGGGCTAAAGTAGCGTTGCAATTTAAACAGTTCTCGCAGCAAATGTCATATTTAATTGGTCGTAGTGGTCTAGAAGGTTTTTCAAAGATGTACAACTATGATGTTTTAATTGCAAAAGAAAAACAGTTAGGACCAAATCAGCAGTTGCCTGAATTGGAAGAGGTTCGCCAACAGATCAATGCTATCCAAAGAGATAACGGTGAGCCGGAATATCAAGGAGCTGCTTTAGAAGCACAACTTAAAAAATACTATGATGAATTGCGTAGAGAAGGCCGTGACCGTTTATATGGCACACTAGGCATGACATTTGCTTTTGCTGGCACTACGGGTTTACCTGGATGGTGGGCATTAAGTAAATTAGCCGAAGCATTAGAAGCTGTATTCTGCGATGATGCCGATGATGAAAAACCATTTGACTTTAATAATTGGTACAAGAATTGGTTGTCGGATAACTTCGGTGGTTTCTGGGGCGATTCTATCTCACGAGGCATTATGTCTCAAGTATCAGGAGTTAACTTAGCCGACCGTATGGGGCTTAACGATTTATGGTTCCGTGACCCACGTGCAAGCAAAGATGAGACTGATGCGCTACAAAATATGTTAATAGGTTTAATGGGTCCATCCGTAGGTTTAATGGTTAGTGCTACCGACGCTATGAAGCAAATGCGTGAAGGGCATCTTGAACGTGCAATGGAAACAATGTCTCCTGCTATATTAAAAGATATTCTCAAGGCGGGTAGGTTCTCGGAAACTTTTGGTGAAGGTAAAGCTACTACGCTAAAAGGTGATGTGCTTATTGACGATTTTGGTGTAGGTGAAGTTGCTGCCCAAGCGCTTGGTTTCTCATCCGAACGGTTAGCGCAAAGACAAAAAGCCAATATTGAAATGAAAACTGCGGAACAAGAAATTTTAACAAAACGTCAAGCGCTCTTAAACGCATTCTTTATGAGCATAGATAATAGTGATGATGATTTAAGAGAAAGAACAATAGAAAAAATTATTAAGTTTAATAGCTCAAATCCAGGGGCAAGCATAACAGGAAGTAATTTATCTCGTTCTGTTCTTAACCGATACAGACAACGATCACTTGCACAGATTACTGGCGGCATGAACATTCAAAAGAAACTGATTGGTGAACTTGGCGGTATGGCAGCTTACGGCGACGAATAAAAAAACCCCACCGTAGTGGGGTATAAAGTTCTCACGAAAGGAAAAGTAACCATGAAGTTACACCTACATCATACTACTTAATTCTCCAAACACGCAAGCCTTGGATGCCTCTTTCTATTACAACTTGCGTTTTTATACGAAATTTAAGCCGTCTTGTTGCTCTTTTGATCTGTTTTAAAGCCATGTCAGAGTCTAAGCACGGTATAAAGAACGAAGCCCCAACAATAAACTTACTCCAATTAATATTGAAATCAATCCCGTATATCAGCATTTGTATCCGCTTTAGCCGCTTCTATATAAGTTTCTGCATCAATAAAATTAGGCGCATCCAACACAAATACATGCACGTCTACTGGAGGCGATACAATCTTTGTACCTTTTGTGATACGCTTTTTAACATTACCCAAGTACACTCCTTCTAAAGCTAGGTTCTTTAATGTTTCTTTTAAAGTTATCTGTTGTTTAGTACAGTATGTTCTAAGTTGTTTTGCGTTTATAAACATTCGTTTTGTATCCGGCTCAATCCTAATGTACAAATCATTAAACTTAGGCTCTACTATAGGCAATTGTTCCATACCTGATCTAGCATCTGCCGCCCCATTAATAACTAAAGTAGCTGCACGATGCTCATTCATAAACTCACCAATAACACTAGTCTGTGATTGCGTTGGCGCTTTAACTTCAGTACGCATCACTTTAAGCTCGGCTAAAATCCAATCGTATACTCGCTTAATATTAAAATCAATGATGCCTAAATCTTTAGCAATCAAAGCACCGGCTATGTTGCAAGCAACCACACCTGACCAAAACCTTTCACGGCTAGTAAACCCTACATCAGCATCAATTCGTTGTTGTATCTGTTTAACTAAATCTATTGCTGACTCTAAATCAGATACTAAATACTTAGCGTAAGCTTCCCCAGCATGACCGTAATTGCTGTATAATGTATCAAATATTTCGTCTGCTTCTTGTTTAGTTAAGTTATTTGTTCTATCAATACGATACTCAATCAACCGCATAAACTCACCATCAGGCGTAGACTTAAGACTAGATAGCTTATCGTAGAATGATGCATTAGAACTGCATAAAGCTATAAGCGCCCATTTGGTAAAGTTAACTCGTTCGGCGTTTTCATGTTGCTTCATTCGGTTTTTACCACGACCTTGCGAGATACTATATACAAGATCTGAAAAGTCTTCGGGTGTAAGCTTAGTAACTTCGTCAATAGTTGCAGGTAAATTGTTTAAGATACCAAGCCTATGAATGATAGTGTTCTGCGTATCTTTCCACTGCATCATTACTTCTTCAGGATGCCCCCATACACTATTGCACATCTTTAATATTGTTGACTTACCTGTACCAGACTCGTTATTGATTAGATTTATAATTGCGCCTTTTAAGTTAAGGTGTTTAATTAGTGGCGCACCGAATGCAGTAAAAAACCCAAATGCGTGTGGCTCAAATCCCGGTCTATCATAAGTCTTTGCGGTCTTCTTCCATATCTCGAAGTCACCTGTAGGCTTTAACCATTCTGCTAGGCTACCTGTTGATGTTGACGGTGGGCTATAGCTTGTTCCTGTAGCGGAGATTTCTTGCTCCCCTAAAATAAATTTATCGTTTTCTTCTGTCCAACCAAATTGTGTTCTCATAATTTCTACCTTATCTCTATGTTGACTTTCTTTAATAAACGTAATAACGTACTGCATAATATTTGCCATTTGATGTTTAGGTGCGGCTACACCATACCAAGCTAATTTATCCCGTAACTTTTCGTATGTTAATGCATCAGTTTGTGGCATAGCAAATTCACGCATACCGTCTCTAGGTAAATGCAATCTTATCCATACCGTATCGCCTTTTACAGGGTCATATAATCTTTTAACTACATACAAGTCATGCTCATAAATATTTGCTGCATCTTGATTACCATCTTCATCTTCAGTCCTTATATAGACGCCTCCGTTCTTGCCCCTAAAATACGGAAATGGATACTGTGGAACTTCGAAAGTTTCCGCCCTATTATCCTCCGTCTCAACAACGATTTGATTTTCTTCCGAACTAGCAATTTCAGAACCAAGTTGTATGGGTGATGTAATGTTATTTTTGTGGGCGCACTCCGCACAACCTTTTGGGTTAAGTTTTTCAAATGTCTGACAGGTGTACGGACCTTTTGTTGAATAGGCTTTCTTTTCGGTTTCGGTCGGATCGTACTCCGGATGCTTTGATGATATTTTATGTATAGCGTCATCTGCGTCTACACAATGTGCGGCGATTGATAATCCTGCCCTCCATAGTGGCTCCTCTATAGTTTCTTGGTCAAGTACAATGTTTTCTAACTGCTTACATCCATTGCCGTTCATGGTCTTGAGCATTATAGTTTTAAACCTACTTTGCCTATTACCTAGTAATGCACGAGTAACTTCGTTTAATTGTCTCGGTATATAGTCAGGTGCAACTAGTATGCCAAGTATTTGTTTTAAATCTTCATAATCTATTTCTTTGCTTAACGCCAATAAATCTACAGGTAAAGGCTGGTCTTCCTTATGATTCCAAGTTTCAGGTACTCTTAAAATAGAAGCACTATCCGCAGTCCTTGATGGGTCTGCATTAAACTCATGCTCTACACATAAGCTCTTAATACGCTCGGCTACAGGCTTCCAATTTACACGATCAATTGTGCTAGATAAACGCCAATAAGCATGTATACCTCGCCCGCTATTAACGATGGTAGGCAAAGGTAAATGAATGTCGTTACAAAATGTTTTAAGTGCATCTAACCCATCAGCTTGTGTAGCATATGGTTTTCCTAAACCGCAATCAATATCAATCCAAAAGGATCTAAAAAAATTGCTATTCTTTTGAGTTCTTCCGTCTGTATCGTTTATATATTTGGCGCAACCAAAATAGACATTCCTTGAATCGGCTAGTAAATCATCTATAAGCTTTTCAACTTCTGTTAATGTATCAACAAAAAATTGCTTAGGATAAATTCCATCTTTTAAACCGATTATGCAGTAGACACCTTCCCCTTCAGGAGGCAGCACTGCCTTGAGTAAGTCTGTCGTTGCCATATTTCCTTTAAATTATGCTTCCGCATTTGGTAGGAGTTTGTCTAATAGTTTTTTAATTTTTTCGGCTTTGTTCTTGTGCGGTATTGACGTACCAGTAAACCACGAGTATATAGTCATGCGAGATACATTAAAATATTTTGCAACTTTAGCCACGGGTACGTCGTTATCAATACAGACCCTCCCAAGAAGGACACCAATATTTTTCTTGGTATCTGCTTCTTGGTTAGCCTTAACAAGATGAAAGCTATAACCTCTCAAGCTCATTTTAGTTTGCCCAATCACCTAAAGCTGCTTTTAAATCACGTTTAGGAGTAGGCTCAGCTTTTTTGTCTTCACGCTTTTTTGGCTCAGCTTCAGCTTCTACTACAGCTGGTGTAGTTACTCCAATAGCTTTCTTAGCTACACCATCAGTTTGCGCAGCAGTCATAACAACCGCATTCTTAGCCGCAGGTGTGTCGCCTTGACGTTTAGCAACTTCCCATTCTTCTTTGCTTAAAAACTTAATAGGGCGGAAATACACTTTAGCAACATCACTGTTGTCGTCAAAACGAATTTCGGTTACTAGCGTATTTAAGTTATACCCTTGTGAGCCAACATACTTAGCAAACTGCTCAAATGGCATAGTATTTAATTCGCCTTTACCAAAAATAGATTTTGATGCTAACTCTAATTGATATACATCTCCACCAACATCATCAGCTAATACAACTGCTAACTTACGACGGTGACGACAAGCACGACTATCGCCTTGACCAGACCCTTTAATGTTTTGTGGGCAATCGGTACAGTTATGATGCTGTGCTTCTTTAATAGAGGCATCAGGTGTTACGCCATCATTAGACCAACAATCAGGTGCAGTAGCCTCTTCATTTGGGTTATATGATTTAGCGTAGAACTGACGTGAAATATTTTTAGCCGCATTAACAATAACAACATTCATTGCTTCGTTTTTGCTTGTAACAATTTCTTCGCCGTTAACTACCATACGAAATTTACTGCCACGCAAAGAAATGCGCTTGCTTCCACCATTACCCGTGAGGGCTTTAGTTACATCATCAAGCTTTACATCTTTTAAATACTCGGGCAGATTTTGGTTAAACAGAGCTAATTCACTCATTTACTTCTCCTTACAGTTATGTGATATGCGTTGTCCACGTTTAGTCCGGGGGGCAACAAGTCCGGATTTTCTTCTAGAAATTGTTTCATGTTTGTTTGATGGATACGCTTTTCTAAAACTTCAGGTATCTTGTTATCAAGCAACCAACCATGAAACTTTTCCCAATCGTTAGTCCAATATTTGGATTTGATTGTGCGAATAGCAGTGCCGAATTTAGTCTTAATGCTATCGGCTCCTGTATCTTTACATATGTCTAAAAGCTCTTGGTTAATAAGATCCAGCTTGGTAGCAAAATCGCTATCAATCTCTTCCCATTCACGCTTAGCTTCTTCTCGTGCATCCCTAATCTTAATAAAGACGGAGACGAGTTTCTCGACGTTGATGCCGTCATTTGGTTCCATACTTTTCCTTTCAAATAAAAACGAATCTTTGTTCGTTAATAATTACTTTACCACAACTATTTACACTGTCAAGTGTTTTCTTCAACTTCTTTTTTGTATAAATCAATTATTTTTGTATGCACATCTAGTTTATTTTGCAACATACCATACATCCTTGTCTCTACGGGACTACCCTTAATATGCACAACAGTCATTTTGTTTTTCTGACCTTGTCTATCTATGCGTGCATTAGCTTGTAGATAAGTTTCTATAGAGGTAACTGGTGCGTACCATATGATTGTATCCGCAGCAGTTAATGTGACGCCGTGTGACGCTGCTTGAGGCTGTATGATAAGCACTTTAATATCATTAGCTTCTTGAAACCTTTTAAATATTTCAGTGCGTTTATTAACCGTTACGCTACCATTGATAACTTCACAACTAATACCCGCCTTTTTCAAATGTGATCTAAGCAATTCTATTGTATGCGTAAACGGTACGAACACAAGGACTTTATTGCTCGACTCATTAATTACTTCTTCAATAACTTTTAATCGGTTAGATACATCAAACTCCACCACACTGCCGTTGTCGCTATAAACTGCGCCACCACTAATCTGCAAAAGTTTATTAAGGTTAACCGCTGCGTTAACTGCACTAATTTCTTCACCGCCAGCTACCATAAGCATTTCTTTCTTTAGAAGCTTGTAGTATTTTTCTTGTTGTGCAGTAAGTGGAGCATCACGGTATACGTGAGTAACCTCTGGTAAATCTAAACAATCTTTTTTAATATATCGAATAGCTGGTTGTAATGCATCAAACACAACTTCGTTAGCGTTTGGTTTAGGTATCCATCTAAATTGACTTATATTAGTCATTGTCTTATCCCTAAAAGCACCAAAGAATCTAGGCACTCTATTGGGCACGCATAGTTTGGCTAAGCCGTAGGCATCGGTAGGAGATTGAGCGGCTGGCGTCCCTGTCATAAGCCATAACCCTGTAGTCGGAGTAACTAACTTATTCATAATCTTCCAACGATTAGTGGTTACTGTTTTGTATGCGTTAGCTTCGTCAATAATTATTAAATCAAACTTACCTCTAGATATATCATCTGCAACAATCTCAACACCGTCATAATTAATAATGACAAACTCAGCATCACTATTAATAATTGCTTTGCGTTTATTTCTGTCGCCATACGCCACACCAACTTTGCGGTGTACTGCAAACTTAAACAAGTCGGCTTGCCATGCTGACTGCATGATAGATAAAGGGCATACAATTAGAACACGCTTAATTGCTTTGTTTTCTAATAAGTAATCTGCCGCCCATATAGCTGACGCAGTTTTACCTGTACCTTGCTCATTAAAACAAAATGAACGTTTATTGCGGACTAAAAAATCTGCCGTGTCTTTCTGGTGTACCATAGGAGGATAAACACCAGGCCATGAATAATCATCTAGCATTCTTTGGTTTGTTCTTTTTGACTGTGTGGTCTGAGTTTCGGGAAAAGGAACGGTTTGCGCTTGGAGATTTAAGTTTGAGGTTTGACTTGGCGTTAGTCCCACCTTTGCTAAGGGGGATGGTGTGGTCGATGTCTTTACCTGTTCGATCGACTCCTTTGGCATCCATTTCGTATCTTGCTCGGGCACGAGCGTTCCTTGAGGGCTGTTCATTTCGCTCCTTCTGTTGCTGATATTCTTTCTTGTACGGGCGGGGTTTGGTTACATAGGGCATACTTATCCTCATCTTTCATGTAAAAATACACTGTTCCATCGTTTAACACTATGTATTTTGGCATAGATTCTTTACCGTAACAATCGGTAATTTCCTTGAGTATTTGCACAACTTCTTCGCTAGTCATTTACCCGCCTTTAACAAAGCTAATATTTCTTTTAAAAGTTCAAGCACTTTGTCTTCAAACTCGGTCATTTCTCACTCGCTTTCTTTAATAACTCTTTAGCAAACTCAATTGGCTTTAAATACATTTGCCCTTCATCAATGTTGTACAACTCTACTCTATCGTATATTTCCATTATTTCCTCATCAGTTAGTTCACGCATTCTTTTATATTCAATACCTTTCCAATACCCAGTAGCGTATAGAGCAGAGTCTCGATCTTCAATCGCTTGACTAATATCAGATAACTTTTGTAGTGCTAGTTCTTTACGCAACTCATCAATCTCTTCTTGCATTGCCTGTTGAATTTTTGCGTTAGTAACAATTTCACCATCTTCAAACTTTTCGCATCGTTCTTGCCACGTTGGTATCATTCCCCATTCTCCTTTCTTGTGTGTATCCAATACCCATTCTCGTCATAACCATTAAGTTTATACAACAACGCAATTGATTCTTTTGATGTGCCCATATATTTTAAGTCGCCAATAAAATCCTTTCCTTCTATAGAGCCTACACAGTCAGCATATTCTACAATTGCTTTTTTTAACGCTTCTATTTCTTGGGCTTGTTGACGTAATGTTTCAGCCGCTTTGTCAATATGAGTGCCTATATAAAACTGCTCTAATCTATCTGCTAAATCATTTACATTCATTTCTCACTCGCTTTCTCTTGCCAACCAACAATGCCTATCCAGTGCAACATAAACTCTAAAAAAATATCTAGCAACTCGTTTTTGTGAATGTGTTTAAACTCATCATCTAACATCAACACCCATTTTTCAAAGTCATTCATTTCTTCCTCGCTATTCTACAATCAGCTTTCTCTTGTGGTGTAAAGTCAGGGCTAATCTCCGACAGTTCACAGTTCTTTGTACCCCAATGGGTCTGCGTTTCTCTACGAGCAAGTTCCGTCATAAAGATGAGGTACAAGCAAACAATAATAGAAATAAACCCTGCAACTTTATATAACGTATCACTCATAGCATTGCTTCCTCCATGTTTTGTAATACTTCTTTCGTCTTGTTTTCTTGCTTAAAAAACTTCTTAGTCCAACCGTAGTCATTGACAAAGTGATCGGCTTCTTCTTTGTGCTTAACTACTCGTATCAACTCATCGTATTCGTTGTATATCTTGTACATATACACCCCTTATAAAAAATCTTCTTTTTTGTTTTTCCGCAAAACAATGTATTTCAACTTACGCAACGCTAATTTCTCAAGTTTATCCACTTGGTGTCTCTTCATACCCAAAGCTTCTGCAACTTCATCTTGAGTCATACCGTCACTAATCCATCTTTCTTGTTGCGGTTCTTTTTTTAATTGCGGTAATCCCTTTTTCGGCATAACTTTCCTCTTTAATCCGTGCTTCCATCATTGCATCTGCAAACTTATAACATTCTTCTGCATTAACACCTGTTACTGACTTAAACATGGCAAACAAATCTCGTAAATCATCATCACCTATCATCGCCACTGTCCTTTTCCATTATGTTCACATGTTTTTACTGCACAAAACTTTTTGCAAGTAAAGTTAGGCTTAGCGTTCCACACGTCGTTATCGTATGACGCTTGCAACCTATCCGTTTCTTGCATCCACTTAACCCATGACTCGGCTTCCGCTTCTTTTTTGTATGAAGCAGTTACTAAATCTTCAGCAACCAAGAAAGCAAGTCCAGCTTTAACTTTTGTTATCTGAGGGAAGTGTTTAAACACCGCCAATGCCATAAGTTCTAGTTGCTTAACATCGGCATACTGTGAACTCTTACCTGTTTTATAGTCAACAATATGTGCAATATCGTCTTGAATGACAAGCAAGTCAGCCACACCCCTGAACCAAACATCCTCGCCAAAGAAATCGCATGGTTTTAAATCTTGCGTCAAACCCATTTTGTATTCGCATAGCTTTTCACCCGGGATCTTCTTTAACATATCCAATGCTGGCGTAATGTATGAGAACTTCTCAGGGATCTGGATGTCACTATTAATATAGTCTTCCGCAGCCTTATGCACGAGTGTGCCGTATAGCATAGCTTCTGACTCAGGCTCAACAATATCTTTAACTACACGCAGATGGTAATACTTGCGTGGGCACTGTTGAAACAAACTAATTGAGGAATATGACCACTTCATCTTTGCGCTCTGCTTTCTTCGTTTGCGGCTAACATACTGCCAACTCTACTCATGGATACAAACTCTTTTGTTTTCTTTTCTAAAATATGTGCTTCAGCAGTAAAAGTACTAGTGATTTGCATACCAAACTCAGGAGCAGACACAGTGCATTTATACCCTTTCCACTCAAACTTATTCATGCCTCGTATGTGTTCTCTAACTGTACTAATCTTATCTTTGACTTTTCGTTCATGCATTTTTACATAATGTATAATCTTTTTCTTTTGCCCTGTCGGTGTTACTGCAGTTTTATCTCTATCGGCAAAATATTTTTTAGTTAGTGTTTTGTCAACGCAAAACGTAACCCTGTCATTACCTTTCTTAACTGCTACATTCCAACGGTCGTTGCGGTTAACCCACCAATCAAAAGCAGATTTAAACGAGTTCTTCATAATTGCTTCGCCATTCTTTTTATCTTCACTATAATCTTCAATCATTGTGGTTTCTTTAAATACAGGCTTCATATAATTACCTTTGTATTTACCCTTATAAACAATAGGTATAGTTTTGTGTACGTGTTCTTTACAAAAATCAAATGCACCATCTTTTCTAACTACAACCCAAGAACAATGCCAAAATAATTTGTTGTCGGCAAAAGCCATACCGAATTGATATGGAGTACCTTCCTTTTGTTCTATATGCCACGGTAACTTACTATGCTTAATAGCAAAAAAATATGCTGGTGCAACTCTACCTTCTGTTTTTGTGTGTGGTGTGGCTATAAATATAATGGACGGCATGCCCTTAGATACATCAACTTTTAATTTGCTAGTGTCCTCATACCATACATGTTGCCACGGATTTGGTACATGTGCGCCTAACTTTTTTAAACCATTACGGCTATCAGCATCTAGCCAGCTTGTACTAAAAGAACGCATACTATATGCATCAAATGTAAAATCTAAGTGATCAAGTAACTCACTTAGCGTTTCAGGGAAGTCTTCTTTTTCATCAAGCTTTTTATCACTTGGGTCAACGACTTTAATCTCAACGCCTTCATCAACAGGTTTAATTAACTCAGGTTTTTTAAACATGTCTAGTATTTTTAACAACCCACTACTTAATCTTTCTAATAGTTCAGTCATCACAACCCCCATTCTTATTCGTTTATTAAATTAATTGCTCGCCATGTATCATCATCAGTTTGTTTTAAATACATAACGTCAGGTTCATTATTTGTGTATACATCTATACGTTTTATACTAGGGTCTACTGATTGAAAACAATAAATAGTTTTAGCCATGTCAGGGCTATTAAATTCATTTACATGTAATATACCCATGTAATTTTTTACATCAAAAACAATTGCTTCTACGTTACACATTACATCCCAACCTTTAATGTTTCTTCTTTTACCCATCACAACCCCCATTTTTCTATTGACATTTTCTTACCGCAATCAGCATAGCTTTTACCCGCACCTATTTCACAAGCAAGAGGTAATGTTTTAGCCCAGCTTGGACGCCAACTCATACAATCATGTATATACTTAATAGCTTCATCACGTTCTTCTTCGGGTACAACTGCCATGACCGCATCGTGAACCGTTAGTGCTACCTTGTAACGCTTGGCTATACGCAACATCTGCTCACCAATAATGCATCGTGCTACAGCCTGACATAAGTTTTCCACTACCTTCCCGCCATAAATCTTCACACGCCCTCGTCTACTTCCATAACTATATGCGTCATCGTCTCGTCTAAGGTCGTTGTAATTGAGGTAAAGTCCGCTCGGGAGTAGAAAACCTGATGCCGTAAGGCTAAGTGCTTCGGGTTGACACCCAACTTCACAAGTTTTCTTTTGTGCCATAGCGTCAAGGGAACGATTTGCTTCCTTCCACAGTTCGGGGATTCTTGGATAGGTTGCACGGTATACGTCGATAATTCTCTTCGCTTCCTGCTCCTCGATTTCCACGCCAAAAGTTTTGAGTTGTATAGCAAACTTTGTTGCACCCATGCCGTAGCCTGCGCCGAGGATTGTCGTCTTGCCCACGAACCTTTCCGAGTCCGTGATGTCTTCGACCGCTTTGTTGTAAATACTGCTAGCCATAATCTTATAGACATCTTCTTTCCTTTCAAAGGCTAAAACGAGATCGTTCTGACCAGCAAGCCACGCTACCGTCCTCGCTTCGATTTGGGACGAGTCGGCGTCAACAAGGATGAATTTATTAGGTCCAATAATGCTCGATTTAAGGAGTGATTTCCTTGGGAGATTTTGGAGATTAAGTTTGTCATCACCTCCCCATCTTCCTGTGTGTGCGGCGTAATATCGCAAGGGGACAGGCATTTTGCCTCGAAATGAGATATCAATGAATCGTTGAGTTCTTGTTTCTTCAAGCGTTGACTTAGTTCCCATTCGTGCCGAGACAAGAGCTTGAACTCTTTCGTCGGGATGTTCGGCGAGGGCTTTGAAACCTTCATCGTTTTTAGCAAAGGCAAATGTTTGTCTTCCATTGGCAGGGCTTTCTTTCATTGGTGGCTCAACGCCTAGACTAATTAACAATTCGGCAAACTTTGGGTTGCTCATCAATGTATCTTTGTCTGATATGCAAGCATCAAGTAATTTTTCTTTGCGTTCTTTAACTTCCATAAGATGTTGTTCAAGCAAAAGGCTATCAAGGAGAAGAACTGGCTCGGAAAACATTTTGATAGTTAAACTGATTAATTGCAATTCAGATTTACTAAAACGGTCAACAAGAATGTCAAAAAGTTTATAGGTCATCTCAACATCATTTTTACAATATTCGCCATACTGTTTTAATTCCGTTTCGGTAAAGTCAGCAATTCGTTTACCTTTAGCGTCTATTACTTCAGAACCCTTTACGCCTAGGCCATAGCGTTCAGCCAACTTAGCCAAACTATTACCAACTTCTAACCCATCAGTTGCCCTTGCCATAGACAAGGTATCGAGCCATGCGAAGGGTTTAATATCATAGTGCCAAGATAATATAGCGCTGTCAAACATAGCATTGTGAGCGAGGACAAAAGAATCAGCAAAGTTATACCTAGCAAGCACATCACCCAATTTATTATTTTGTCCATCAAACCATTTAGTTTCACCATCATTCTCCTTAATAGCAACGCCTATTACTTGAAAATCATCACTGCGAACATACTCTTCAGTAGTCATCTTAGTAAGACTAAAGTCCTGTGAGTAATACGTTTCAAAATCTAATGTGATTATGTTCATTTGTAAACTACTCTTGAACCTGCCATAGGTGCATTGCCAAAGTCTAATCGTAGTTCATCACTCGTTATGTCAGCAGTCATGGTTTGCATAACCCTTGCAGTGAACTCTGCTTTACGAATCTCTTTAATCTTGTCGTAAATCATACCTTTTTCAGTTTCGCTCATTGCATCTTTAAAGTAGTCGCTATAAATAAACTTCCACTTATCCGTTGCAGTTGTGTAAAACTCTTCGGGGTGTGTTTCCATGCGTGCTAATACTATTGCTATTCCATCATTCATCTTGGTTTCCTTTCAAAGAACTGGTGCTAAGTCGAGCGATTAGTTTAACTAAGTCGCTCGTGTTGTCAGCGTTGATGACGAGTGCAATGCCCCCTGCTTCTTTGATGCGGGCTATCTCTCGCTCTTGTAATTTAGTTGGTTTGTTTGAGCCTGCCTTACATTCAATCGCAATGAACGTGCCGTTGTAGCACGCAACTACATCAGGAACTCCTGACCTACCGTAGCCATGCGTTGCAGGTTTGAAATAATATACATCGTGTTCATCAAGTATGTCGGTGACAATAGCCTTGACCTTATATTCAGGTGTAGACATGGTTTAACTTTTCCTATTTATTTTTAATCTATTGACACAGTATAGTCTTAAGCAAACCATAATTGCAAGAGGTTTTTAAAAATATTTTATAGGTGCAAACCCTAGTAACTTAGCGACATGATGTCGCCAAGTAGCCAATAAAAAAGCCCTCCGAAGAGGGCTTAGTGTAGGCTAAAGCAGATTCACATCCTACTTGTGTTATTGGAGATGCTCGGTTTCCCGACGCCATATATCTACATCATGCTATATAGGTATACGGCATTACATTAGTATCTGTAACCAAGAAGGGTTACTCAAATATTATATCACCCGAAACTAAATAATAGTATTCAAGATTAATATCACCATCAGAATGTAACTTAACTCCAATGTGTCCAACAGGCTCATCAATATCTAATAACTTTAGAACAGATATTTTATCGGCTAGATGTTTGGGCATATCATCTAATGATTTATATTTGTATAAAGTATTAGGGTCGTTCTTGTCATAGTTGCATACAACAAAACTTTTATCTGACTTGCCTTGTACTGCATACCCTATGTTGCCGTTGCTACCAATATTGTTATAGTGGTCGGTAAGTTTCTTGGCTTCGTCATACCTTTCCATATATTTGTCAAAGTCATTGTCATTGCGTTTTTTTGAAGTAGCCAACACAGTCGGTAGCGTTACGGTAGTCTCGCCACGCAACCTAGCCTTGTATGCTAAATACGCATAGTTCATCGCTTCGGTATCGCAGTCTATACACCACCTTGCTTGATTGTGATTGTTACCCATAACATGACCAAGTCTATAACTAACATGCTGACTAATCTGTTCGATTAGTTCTTGGTTTGCTCTAGGTATAAAGGCTTTATTAACATGCCGTAATGCTACCTTCAAGTGTTTGCTTAAGGTCCTGTTGTGCTGACCTCTTTCCTTAGAGATACGAAAAGAATCTACAAAGTAAACAAACACATGCCCACCTTCGTTTCTACGATATACGTGTGCTATACCTACATCGCCTAGACGTTCACCATTTTCATACACTTGCACAGAAGATAGAAACTCAAATATCTTTCGATCTTTCTTACCCTCTTCGTTTATGAAGTCCCCCCAATGTTGTGATACGTTATTATCTTCTGCAACAAAGTTGCATAAGGGCTTAAGCATTGCGACTGCATCAACGTACTCACCTAACTTGGGGTCAAGTTCTATAGACCTCTTAGCATTAGACATATTGCTCTTATCAATTTGTGTCAACATATATACCTCCTATCAAAAGTTAAACTTATTTAAAATACTATCTACCTTACGCTTTACTTCTTCACGAGCGTGCATGTTATCTCTTAGCGAGTCGGCATCTTGGTGCATGATTGCGTTATGCAAATCAAGCCGTGCTTGCTCAAGCGTTGTGTCGTTAGTAAGGTTAAAGTGTTTTAGCATGTCTACTAATTCCACAGCGTTCTCTACTAAGGTATCTCTGAATACACGGGGTTTAAACTTCTTACCTGTACCCCCATCATCTTCTTCGCTATCAACTAAATCAACTTGTAGCCTGTCGCTCATACGCACGAGACATTCATGTAGCCTATCCCACGCATGACGCATTGCTATGTTAAGACGTTCATCGTAAGCGTTGTTGCACGACTGCATGATTTCATTCTTCGCTTCTTCGCCTATGTCAATACGGAAGTCACCACTAGTAGGCACGGGCATAAAGTTTACGTTGAACTTGAACCTAGTCGCTATCTTATCTGCTTCAGGATACTCGTCACGATTAAACAAATCACCTAACTGAAAAGCCGCCGCACTCACTAGGTTAGGATATGCTATGAGAAACTTATCTACCAGAGCCATGTAGTTTTCTTCAAGCACAGTAAGTTGCTTCTTGTAGTTGATGAAGTTAGATACTGGGAGTAAGCGTAACCCATTATCAGACCACGGCAAAGTCTGAGAGATGTGCCACGCCCTAGCGTTAGCCGCATACTTTATTATCGTATCAAGAAAGCCTGTACCAGCAAGTAAGTTTTTGTTGTAGTTACCTGCGTTAGTCTTAGTACCTTTCGATACATCAACCTCGGCTGATACCTTCTTATCTAACTTGCGTGCAGTCCATGTGCTGATAGACATCTCGACTAACATCGCTGATGATGCAATACTAATATTATTTTCTGACATATATTACTCCTTCTTGGTTATGTTGGTGGATACTTGGCGACACGATGTCGCCAAGTTCCTATTGGTTATTACTCTACGTATACAACTTTACCTACTACATCTAAATCAAAATTTGAATTGCCTTTGATGCACCATAGCACAGGAATAGGTGATATTAAATCCCAGTGCTTACGATTCTGCGAACCTATATACCCGTCGGTGAATACGACTAAGCACTCAGGTGATATAGATTCTTTGTTCAAGTATATAGGCACACACTCAGGGTTAGTACCTCCACCACCTACTGCTTGAGTAACATTGATTGCATCTGCTACTTCGTTGCCCACATATACCTCATGCTTCTCGATTGCTGAATCCCAATACAATAGATGCACGCACTCAGGACTTACTTCATCGCAGATAGATTTAAACTCTGATAAGAAGTTAGGTAAGTCGTGATAGCATGACCCTGATACGTCAACACCAACAACGATAGAACCAATCTTCTCAGAGTATGATGACGGCATAATAATATCCATACCGATGTAACGCTTATGCAATCGCTTCCATGTTGTTTGGTCTTTGCCTTGAGTAGATGTCTTGATGAACTCACGCAATGCTTCCTTCCAATCAATCTTAGGTGTGAGCAATTCGTCTATCTCTCTGGATACATTGCCGTTCATCTTACCTGCTAGCATAGAGCCTTGACGTAATGCGTCTTCAATCTCTTTAGCGTTAGCCTGCACCTCCTTCTCTGACATAGCATCAGCACCTTCCCAGTCATGGTCATCTAAAGACTGGGCTTGCTCATCGCCTTCTTCACCATCACCTTCACCTTTACCATCACCTTCGCCATTACCAACACCCTTGACTTTAAAGATTTTAGGTTTGCCGTAGTCAGCTCCCAACTTCTCTTCTAGTATCAAGAAGACTTGATGTGCATCCATACCCCGAAACGACTCATCAAGACACCCCATAGGTTGACCGTTCTCATCAAGAGGAAACTCTATAACCTTTCTCTCAGGGTCGTAGTCATGTAACTGTATGTTGATAACAAAATCACATGCAATGTTAGCAAGCGTTGCGTTCTTCTTGTATAAAGATTTCCATACAATCATATGACGATAAGCCTTGTGCATATTCTCATGCAAGATAAGAAAGCCTAGAGCCTTGTCAGTAAGTCTATCCACAAAATCACGCCCATAGATAACGTCTAAGCCGTTGGTCTTAGCCGTTCGTATATCATCTTGCACGCTTACCTTACCAATCATAAACAATCCTGAGAACAAACAGAAGTTCGGATGTTTCATTAGTTGTACGTGGCATCTCTCGATGCGTTGTTCTGCCGTTAGTTTAGCCATTGTAATGCTCCTTTCTCGTTAAGTGCTTCTTCAACTCTTTCTTCGACTTCGACTTCGGTTTCGGCTTCTTCCATTACTTTTACGAAAGCCATAACTATACCTGCGAACTTACCTATTAGTTCGTAAGGTTCTATTTCTGCTTGCTCTAATGCAGTGTCTACTAGCAACGCACTAAGTGAAGTCATAACTACACCTAAACTATGGTCACCTTCACCACATACTTCAGCAAGTGCATCTCTCAAATCACGTGCTTCATCAGCCATTTCTTTGCCTTTTATAAACATGGTTACTCCTTCTTGGTTAAGTTACTTAGCGACACGATGTCGCCAAGTTCTACTGCTTTACTACTAGAATAAGTATTGGTTCTCACGCATCCAATCCACGAACGGTTGGCTTGTAAGAAACAACTTCTTCTTATCATCGTTCTTCATACCTGTAAGGCAGAACACAGACTGCAACTCCTTCGGTGTTCTCTTAAGATATGTAAAGAACTTACCGATGGTATCTCGCTCGACTCTTTGTACTGCACTGAAAGCAAGCATACATAACGCAACGGGTGAGTCAGGTACTTGTGCAATCTGTGGATTCTTAACGATGTCCTCCCAACTTGGAAGTGAATCGGCTACGGATACAAAGGTCATCAAGTCACGAGCGGCTGCTGCCCCGATCGTACCTTCTAACGCACAAACGATTACGTTCTCCGTTACCTTATCCCGTTTGTTAATAATATTTGATGCTCTAGCAAGAGAACGTGGTGAAACAAAAGACTTCTGTGCTTCTTTGGGATTGAAGATGTACTTGTTCTGCTCTTGCGCTGTGTCAAGATAAGATGCCAACAACTCAGGATGTTGCTTAACCCATGCCAATATCTCAGGTGCAATATCATTAGCGATAGCCCACGCACCCCATGAATCACCATCAATAGAGCCATCAACATTAAACCCAGCGTGTGGTTTCTTAATATTGATTATGCTTATACGGTTTCTGGAGTGAGCCATCATCGTATCGCCTACCCCGTCGCCTGTATAATTACCTGCAGTTATCACGATGTCATCAGGATGCAACGGCATACCCATAATCATGCGTGGGTCGTTAAGCATTGGATGCATCATGTTCTTAACTGCTTGATGAGCCTTAGTAAACTCGTCGATAAAGATTACCTTCGGTTCATCTATATGGAAACCCCACTGCTCGTTCGGATAGATGCGAGTAGTCTTAGTCTCATGGTCAGGAATTGGAATACCCAACTCACCCAACTCTACGTTCGGTGCGTCAATGTAGATACCCCTGTACCCTGTGCGACGCACGAGGTTCTTGAACATTGAAGTTTTACCAACCCCTGGCTCACCCATCAAATGAAACGTGGTATCAGAGCCTACTGCGAGGATTAAGTCTTCTGCTTCTTTGAGAGTTGCAGTTTTATTCAGAAATACATTTGCCATATTTAATTCTCCTTCTTGGTTAAGTTACTTGGCGACATGATGTCGCAAAGTAGGTGGTTATACAACATTAAAATACTTCTTGTTATTGTCCTTAAAGATAGACCCGATAGGTTGTTCGGCTGATACAAACAAACTATCTTTATACTGATACTTCAATACTTCTTCGAATGTCCCTACAAAATCGTCAGGGTCACAATGTACCTCGTTGTTATTCGACCAAATCCATCTGCCTGAATATGTAGCAACGTACACCATCAGTTCATACAGAAGTTCTAAGTCTTGATGCTTCTCAAAGTATGCTAAGCCACCAAGTAATCCTAACCTACCCAGTTTGCTACCATCATTATCATGGTTCGAATACTTATACGGTAATAACTCAAGTCGTTCGAAGTTAAGACCTAACTTTACGAAAGCATCAGGCACATTCTTAACTGCGACAGGTTCTTTAATCCTTTGCACTTTAGGATTCATAGACAAGCAGGTCTTACCGTAGTCGGTAAAGAACGAATACCTCTTGCGTAATGCGTTCATCATCTTACGGTTAAGTGCGTACTTCTTCTCAGGTTGCACACCTTTAGGTCTGAATATGTCTTCAACTTTAGTCAGTATCATATTGCCAACAAAAGGAAAGCCCTCGCCCTTAGTATTGATAAAGTACCACTTGCCTTGACAAGATTCTATTCTGCCTATGTCTGTTGCTAGAGTATAGGTTACGAATCCAAACAGCGTCGGACCTTTCCAATAGTTAAAGTACAAACCTATGTCGCCGTTACTAAAGAACTCTATAATCTTACGCTCGCTTATGTTGCATGAGTAAGCGTACTCGTACACACCCAACGGCTCGTCAGGATGTTCGACAGATATAAGACTTTTCTTTATGTGATACCAAGAAAACCTACGCTTCTCGCCAAGAGGTCTAACATCTTCCAACCTACCACGAATAGGCACGACACTATCAAACCGATGTTTAGCCTCCTCGTAGTTTGCTATCGGTTTAATTCTTGCCGAGTTATACATTGATGTTGCATATGTTTGTGCCATTACTTCCTCCCTTCTAAATAAGATATGATTACTTGCAAGCGTATAAT